GACGCGCAGCTTTACATAGATGCTGACGTGACTGCTGCGGCTGTCGATACTGCATACGCTTTGACCTATACGGTCGCTTCGGCAAACGGGATCAGTTTGGGCACACCGGCATCGCGCATCGTGTTCGAAGAGGCTGGTGTCTACATGGTCAGTTTTTCCGCACAGATCGCGTCAACGTCTTCGTCGACTGTCGAGTTTTACTTCTGGCCCCGTCTCAACGGTGTTGATATTGGCGGCTCGACCATGAAAAACGCTCTGCATCAGAACGACGCAACGATTGTGGTGAGCCGCTCGTCAATCTTTACTGTGTCCGCTGGAGATTACCTTGAGGCGTATTGGGCTGTTGACAGCACAAGCGGCAAGCTGGCTGCCTATGCGGCCACCGCCTTTTCGCCTGCCACGCCTGCCAGTACGATTGCGATCACAAGGATCAGCGGATGATTGGGGTCAAACTGGTACCAAAGGATCGCGTGGAAATGGTGTGGCCTGCCGTGTCTGACGTTGTGGCCTTATCACAGGCAAGAGTATCTGATAATATAGGGTTAGACGATCTTCGTGGCGATCTGATCAGAGGCGGACAGCAACTCTGGTTGGTCACGAAAGAGGACAAGCTGACGGCGGTCATCATAACGATGATTTTACAGCATCCTCGGCGTCGGATTTTTCGCATAGCGCACATTGCAGGGATCAACGCAAAGGATTGGCTGCACGACGCGCTGGCGGTGATGAAAGACGCGGCTGGCAAAATAGGCTGCGAGGCAATCGAGGCAGAAGGGCGGCCCGGATGGGCCAAACACGCCAAGAAGATGAACTTTCGAGAGACGCACCGCGTCTATGAGATGGAGTTAAAACATGGGTAGCGGGCGCTCGACTCAAACCACCACGGCGACTGTGCCGCAGTTTCTGGAAGATTATTACACGCAATCCGTGTTCCCTGCGGCCACTGCCATCGGAGAAACTCCGTTCACGCCATACGAAGACCAGATGGTCGCGGGCGTTTCGGATATTTCGATGGGCGCGCAGCCGTATTTTGAGCAGATCGGCGCGATTAGCGGCATGACGCCCGCAGATTACCAAGCCATGAACGAGGCCAACCTGTCCGGTTACACAGCCAACGTGCTGGACCCGGCACTGGCGCGAATGGCCCGCGAGCGTGAAATTGCACAAACGCAAGAGATGGCTGACATCACGCGAGCGGGTGCCTTTGGCAATGAGCGGCGCGGCGTTTACGAAGCCGAACGGCAAGCGTCTTATGAACTTGGTCGGGATCAGATGATCGCTGATCTTATGCGCCAAGGTTACAACGAGGCGCAAGCCGCGAGCATGGCTCAACTTCAAATGGGCCAAGGTGCGGCGGGTCAAGCTGCGCAAGGTCTGTTTCAACTTGGCGGCCTGCAACAGACCACAGAACAAGCGGCGCTCGAAGCTGCTTACAACGAGTTTATTCGCCAGCAAAACTACCCGCTCCAGCAACTTGGCGCGATGGTTGGTGCCGGGAATCTTGGGTCCGGGCTTGTCGGTCAAAGCACGACGCAAAGCAGCCGCCCAGGGTTTGCGCAAATTCTTGGTGGTGTCGGTGCGGTGGGGCAGGCCTTGTCGATGTTCTCTGATCGCCGCCTAAAGGACAACATCACGCTCGTTGCTGACGTGGCGGGCATCAAGTTCTACCGCTGGACGTGGAACGATGAAGCCAAGCGAGTCGGGGCTGACAGCGGAAAGCCCTTTGGTGTCATTGCTCAAGAACTGCAAGAAGTTTACCCGGAGTTTGTCCACGAGGGCGAAGACGGGTATCTGCGCGTTGATTATGACGGTCTTGAGGGCAAGCTTGGGGATGCGGCCTAATGAGCGCGGCTCGGAATGAATGGAGATACGGCGATGACTATGGACCCCAACGCGCCCCAAGCAGGCGGTTTTATGGGCGGCATGCAAAACACTCTTGGTGGGATCGGTGACGCCATCAGCGGATGGTTCCAGCCGTGGCGCGATGCGCCCCTAACCGGCGGCGCAGAAGACCCGTTTAGCAACCTGTCCAGGCAGCAGCGCATGATGCTTGGTTTTGCCGCCCTGCGGGACGCTGGGGCGGCCCTGCAAGGCCAAGAAAGCGGTTACTTTAGCGATGCGCTTGGTGTCTTCGATCAAGGGCGGGAACGCGAACGGTTGCGCGCGCAAGGTATGTTCCAAAATCAGGTGCAGGGTGCGCAGGCGCTAGCCATGATCCAACAGCAGATCATTCTCGGCCAGCGGCTAGGGCAGGATGTCAGCGGCTTGCAAGCGATGGCTGATCAAATTCAGGGCAGCCTGATGGGCGGCTTTGGTGGGGCCACCAGCGCTGGGGTAGTCCCGAGCGGTGGCGTTGCGCTGCCAACCGCAATCGGCACCACTCTCCCGGTTGTTGAGGGCTACGAGACCCCGAGCGTGACCGGGGCGGGTGGCGCGGAAGACGTACGCCCGACGCCGGGCGTCGTGATGGATGCAGATGGCATTCCTGTTCCGGGCGTATCTGCCGCCGAAGAGCAAACCATCCCGCCAAGCGTGTTTGACCCGTCGTCGTTTACCAACATTGAAGACGTTGACGCGGCTCTAGCGCAATTGCGCGAGGAAAATGCCCTACTAGCCACGGAACCGACCATTAGCGCGGGCGGCATCACCATCAGTTCTGGCGAGCAGATCGCATCCAACATGATGCTGATGGAGGCTCTGATTGACCGGCGAGATCAGCTTATTACCGCACAGCAAGAGCAAGAAGGCCAGTTAGAGCAACAAAGTCTTTTTGTGGAGCAAATCCCCGCTGCCGTGAATGCCATGTCGCAGTATCTTACGCCTGACGGCGAGTTTATCAGTGCGGTCACGCAAAGGGTTTATGCCTCCGGTGAAACGACAAATTCTTATGAGTTCCAAGCAATTCAGGGCGCACTGGCACCGTTGGCGTCGGTGCGGACGTTTGAAAACTTGGCAGATGCTCGGGCCTCTGGCTACACTGGCACGCTGACAGACACGGATATTCAGATCATCTCCGGCGTTGGCGGCGTTCTGGATGCCTCCAATCCGCGAGCCACCATTCAGACGCTGCGGCAAATCTACCAACACCCCGATCTGTCTGACGAGGCTCGCCGCCTGATGAATATCCCGCCCGAGTGGGCAGCGGCATGGGGTGGTCCGCAGTCATTCGCCCCGACCGAAGACGACATCAGTCTGGTTGATCGATACACTGGGGGGCAGTAATGGAACTTGAGCAGATCATGCAGGCACTGCGCGAGGCGGACCGCCTAGCGCAAGGGGGCGACGAGCAGGCAGCCCAAGATGCCCAGCGTCTCGCGCAGTTGGCCAGAAATCACCCCGACTACCAGCCGCAGCAACAGCCCGTCGGCGTCGGCCAAGACGTGGCCATGGGTGGCGCGTCGGGCGTGGCGCGTGGGATTACTGGCCTGATTGACCTGCCCGGCGCGATTACGGGGTTCCTCGGTAGGCAAGCTGGGCGTCTGGTCGAGCCAGTGTATGAGCGCATCACCGGGCGCGATCTGCCGACCGAGTTCTACATGCAGGAGGCCCAGCGGGCCATCGACATGATTTCCCCGTTCGCGCCGCAGGGCCGGACGTTCACGGGCGCAGCCGAGCAGGTCGCGCCGGAACTGATGACCTACGAGCCGGAGACCTTCACGGGCCGCGTCGTGCAGCGGGTCGGCGAGAACCTGCCCGCTGCGGCGGCCCTGCCTGTGGGCGGCTTGTCTTTGCCCGTGCGTGTGGCTGGCGGCGCAGTGCTGCCGGGCATCACCGGGCAGGCAGCCGAAGAGGCGGCGGGGGCCATGGGGGCCAGCCCGCTGGCGGCGGAACTCACCGGGCTGGGCGCAGAGGTGCTGACGCCCAACATCTTCGCCGCAGGTGGCGCACTGGCGCGGGGCGCAGCAATTGGGCCGGAAGCGCGCGCTCTGGAAGCGGGAAGCGAACGATCTAGGGCCGTGCAGCAATTGCTCGGTGCTGGCATTGAAGACATCACGCTTGGGCAGCGACTTGGCTCTGAACGCTTGATGCGCTTGGAGGGCGTGGAGGCTGCCCAGCGGGGCAGCGTGCTGGACCTTAACCAGTTTGTCATGCGAAACCTTGGCTCAAGCGATCCGCGCCCGACGGCTACGGCCATGGGGCGCGTGGCAGACAGGTTGGGTGAAGTGTTCGACGAGGCCGAGGCCGTCATCTCGGTCGTGCCAAGCCAGCAAGTGGGCCAGCGGATCGCGGACGCCGCCACGTCGTACACGGACGCGACTGGCCTAGATCGGCTGCCCTCTGCGGTGAATACCATTGTCGAGAACATTCAAGACGCGATTCTGTCTGGCCGCCCGATCACGCAGGAAAACCTGCAACAATGGCGGCCTGCGCTGCGCCGCCTACTGGAACGAGCAGACCGCACCGATATTGCTACCGCAAATGGTGAATTGGCGGGCGATATGATGGAAGCGCTAAACGAAATTGTTATTGAGGGTGCACGCGCTGCCGCTGATCCGCAATTGTATCGTCGATTGGTTGATGCCCGAATCACTTATCGGGATTATATCGACACGCTGAACGCTCTTCGTCGCAGCGGTGGCGCAGAAGCCGCGTCCGGTATTGTAACGCCGCAGGCTCTATATGGATCAATCCAGCGGCGTTACGGCAACAGATTACTTTCCTCCAGGGTGGGGCAACAACTTGGCCCGCTGGCTGAAACAACCCGCGCAGCGCGACAGGTTCTAGGTGATCTGGACCGCGTCCCCGCTGGTGGTGTGCGGTTCTCTCCGGCGGGCGGAACCCTTGCAACTGTCGCAGGGCTTACCGGTATGAGTATCGGAGACCTTGGCCCCTTGGCGGCGTTGGCCTTGCCCGCAGGCGCGTACTTGGCCCCGCAAGTCGGGCAAGCTACCTTGCGGTCCCGCGCGGGCCAGCGCGCCCTCACTGGCCCCACGGGTATCATTCCAGCCTTGGAGCAACGAGGCCTGCCCCTTGGTGCGGCAGCCGGTGTGGGCGGGATGACTGGGCTTCTTAGCCAGCCGTGATTCCTGTGGAACACTTCGGCGGACGGCCTCGGCGCTTCGGCGCTGGGGCTGTTGCGAGTTCCTCGATCACGTCAGCGGCTTCCCGGCAAATGCGATCAACGGCGCGGGGGTTTTCGATGCGATGAACAGTTCGCAACGTGTTGATAAGTTCCGCAATCTCCGGGCGCATCACAGACCTGCTGCCTCTTTGTAAGCTTGCCACGCGGCATCCCATTGGGTGTGGTAACCTCCGGTATGAGAGAGTTTGTCCAGCGCCGCGACTTCCTTGGTCGTGTCGGGCGCTTTTGGGGCGGTCTTTTTAACTGTTGCCATGTCGGCCTCCTATATGTGGCCTCATAATACCGGCACCGGGTAGCAGGTGCAATCATTCGGCAACTTGCCGTCTATGTCCACAAAAACCTGGGGCCTGCCGGTAGTCTATCCCTTGCTCCCTCTTTTCTTGCTTGCTAGGTTGATCTGGCCGAGAGCCATCACTCAACAGCAAACCGTCGATCCGGCGGCAAGTGTGGTTTGAGTTGGTTGCGCGCTACCGAATGCGCCACGTTCTCAGTCGTAATCAACGGCTCTCGGCTTCTCTTCTTTGCAGCGTGACGGTGAACATAGACGGTACTTGGGCTAATCCCGAGTTCGCGTCCGATCTGCGCGGCTGACCATCCTTGCAGTGTCAGTTCTTCGACGCGGCGACGGTTTCCGTTTCGCATTAATTTTCCTGTGGTGTGGGTAGAGCGCGGGCCGGGTGCACCGCTCGGAAAGCGGCTAAGTTGGCAGCCCGTTAGCGCGCTCCGGTATGGACCCAGAGCATCCCACCCCCGAAGGACTTATATACCGCCACGGGCCAACGGCGGTTAGGCCCCTATTCTACACCATCGCGCGGCGGGGTGGAAGGGCGGCATCCAGTGGGTCGGCGTGGCGTCTGCGTTATTGAATACCAAGCGCGGCATCACTCCCCCTCCTTCTGTGCGAGGGCGGCGCGAAGTGCAGTCGCCAGTCTTGTGCCATCCCCTTTGTGGTATGCTTTAAGCAACCCACAAGCCTCCGCACCGTGGATGGCAATTGCCATTTTGAGCCTCTGGTTCTCCGTCTCCAGCGCGTCACGCTCGGCAAGGAGGGCGGCGTAGTCCTCTGCAAAAACATAGACGTTACCGCCTGTCTGAACCGTCATGACTTGAGCGCGCACGGCGTCAAGGTCCACTCGCTCAGTCATCTTGCTTCTCCTGTTCTGCGAGGGCGGCGCTGGTGTTGCCGCATGGCCTCGCTCGGCACGTCCTCGGGGTAGGTCCAGTTTGGGTTTTTCATCACTCTATCCTCTCTCATAAGCCCCCGCCGCTTCGTGTCACGGTATCCACGGCGGGGAACCCGGCCCGCTCTTGGGGTGCGGGTGGGTTATTGGTCGTCGTCTTCGAAATAGCTTAGATCGGCTGACCAGTTGTCGATTTTGCCGGTGCCGTCGATTTCCATGATGACGTAGTCGCCATAACCAGCGCCGCCTGGGGAAAGCATCGGCGGAACGTACCATTCGCGCTTCGCCCACTCCTTTCCATCAGCGTCAATCAGGCTGTAAACACCCGCGTCGCAGACCTTGTAGTGTACCTTCGCCGTTACTCCCTCGGGCCAGTCATCAATCACGCCGGTATCGAGATTGACGAAAATGCGCCAAACGTCGCCTTGGCGAAGTGGGATTAGCGCCCCTTCTTCATCTTGAACGCCGTTCACTTCCCCGTCTTCCCAATACCGAACGCCACACTCAGCCTTGAGGCGTGTCACGGTGATTTTTTGCACGGTCTTAACACTCAATTGCATTCCGATTTCCTTCCTTGTTTCAGTTCCCCCGGCGGTTCATGCGCGTTGCCGCCGGGGGTAGCCGTTCCGCTCTGGGGGTGCGGCTATCTCTTTACGCTTCCCTTGATCTCGGCCAGCGCCCAGATCGCGTATCTTTGCGCGTCATCATCGCCACAAACCACGCGCGCAAGTGCGTCGTGTGCCTCTATCAGCGCGCGGCACATATCAAAGGTTTCTGGCGGGTCGTATACGTCAGGCGCTGACAGGTGGGCGCGGCAACGGTCAATCATCGTCTCTCTCCTATTCCCCGCCCATAGCGACACGCGCGAGGGCTGGTCCATTGGTCGTCAGGTGCTGTTCCCGCTGCAAGGCGTCGGCGGCGCGTTCCAAGCGCTGCATGACCATGTGCAGTATCTTCGCGTCCACACGCGCGGCGTAGTGGGCTGTCAGCAGGTCAAACGCTTCGTCAGGCTCCAAGTGCTGCGCGGCGTTTCTCAAGTCCTCACGGGCGGCGGCTTGGCTGGCGCGGGCCTCGCTGATCTGCGCGGCTTGGGCCTGCCCTTCAACGTCGCGGAAGGCCAGCCGTTCGGGCGTGTTGCGATAGCGGAACATCACAACTCCCCCTTCGCTTTGGCAATGGCGGCGCGGGCCGTGAGAATTTCATTCACGACCTGTTCTCCCCACCGCTTCCGAAGTTGCGTCACATCCCAACCGTCGCTGTGAGAAAGCATGGCCTCCAGCGCTTCCAGCAGGTCAGGAGCGGCGGTAACCAAGTGCGAGTTGGCCTCACTAACCCAATCGGCGACAACATCTTCTTCAAAGTCGGTTCCTACCGGGCCACGGACTTCACCACAATAGAACCCGTCGCCGTCAACGTGTCGAACCCAAGGCCTAGGCGTCGGTTTTGCTTTCGTCATATCGTCATCCTCCGATCATGAGCGCGCCAATGGTCAGCGCGAGAAGAAACACGGTTGCGGCCAAGTCCTGCCAGTCAAAAGCGCGGAAGGCGGCTGCTTTGTTGTTCAGGTGCTGCGCGGCATCTTTCAGCGCCTCACGGGCTTCAACAATGTTGCTCATTTGAACACCTCAATGTTGACGACCCACAGATCATTATACTGAAACGGCCCGACCACATACACGTCAGCAATCGGATTGGCGCGGCGATTGGCGCGCGCCTCGTCAGCGAACACCTCCGCCTCTTTGCGGGTCTCAAAAAAGTGATCCTTGTCGGTGTGGCTCATTGGATTTTCACCGCAATTACTTTGGGGTTTTTCTTCCCCACTTCGAAAATGCCAGCCACCCCAAGAGGTTCGCGCCCGTCATGGCGCTCGACAAATACGTCACCGTGCGCTTCAAGCTGACTTTCAAGGATCTTGATCAGTTCGCTGATGGTCATGACGCAGCCTCGGCGCTGGCCTTGATTGCGGGCAGAAGGCGGGACGTAGTGTCAACGGCGCGGCGAAACGCTTCTGCCGGATCGTCAGTTACGTCCCCCAAGAAGCCTTCCTGATATCGCCAGACTGTGGCCGCAAATTTGGACCCGTAAGGCTGATCAATCTGAGCAATGTAAAAGTCGTCGGCTTGTTCGTAAGTCATCGTCTCTCTCTCCTGCTATTCTCATTTGTATTGACACAGATAAAGGGTGCCTTTGGGCTTGTCAATACAAAACCATTAAGTTATGACCAGCACATGAGCATTGAGAACCGAACACGCATGTTGCAGTTCCGCGCAACGCCGCAAGAGTGGCAGGCTTGGCGCGAGGCGCTACAGGTTGACGGGCGAACATTGGCCGATGTTTGCCGCACCGCGCTGGATCGTGTAGCAAAGAAACACCGCCCCACATCCTCCCTAGGGGCGGTTGGGGCAGGGGGCAATGAAGGGGCAGCGTTGCCCCCTGCTGAGGATATGTGATGACCAGAGACGAAATACTTGATACAGCCAAGCAACTGATCAACGGCGAACGCCAGCAACACTACGGGTCGCCAAAGGATAGCTTTGCGCGGATCGGTGACTTGTGGACAGCTTACCTTGGTGACGCAATTGCCGTGCGCATATCAGCAGTAGACGCAGCTAACATGCTTGCACTGCTAAAGATCGCCCGCCTTGCCAACGGGCCGCATCAAGACAGTTTTATTGACGCCTGCGGGTACATGGCTCTAGCTGGCGAGATGGGGTCTAAGTCGGCTTGAGGGCCGCCAGCAACGCCCCTTGAACTGCGTCCTTGTCGCGCAACACAGTCAATACGCGCTCATCAATCGTGTCTTTGCAAACGATATGAACGATTCGCACCGGGCGGGTCTGTCCTTGCCGGTGTAGTCTCGCGTTGAACTGCTGGTAATACTCAAGGGACCAGTTCAGACCGAACCAGACGCAAAGCGCGCCACCGCGTTGAAGGTTAAGCCCGTGCCCGGCGGATGCCGGATGGGCCAGCAGCATTTGGATTTCGCCACGGTTCCACGCATCAATAGTGTCTTGTTGCTTGTCTAACACGCGCGCCTGCGGGAAGCGCGTCAACAGCCGTTCAAGATCGCTCTTGTAATTGTAAGCAACGAGAATGTTCTCGCCTTCATTGTCTTCAACGATCTCCGCCAAGGCGTCTAGCTTGGCCGTGTGGGTTTGCGCCCAGTTCTTGTTCTCGTCGGTGTACATGGCCCCGTTCGCCCATTGCAGAAGCTTATTGGCCAACACCGCCGCAGTCGTGGCCTCGACCACCTCGTCATCAAGTTCTGCCAACATCGTGCGCTCAAAATCTTTGTAATCGCTCAACGCCTTGGTGGGCATGTCGATGCGCTGTTCAATGTCGATCCGGTCGGGCAGGTCTAAGTAATCCTCCGCGCTCATGTGGATCACTTTATCCCCGATCAATTCGTGAATACGGTCAGACGACCCCGCGCGTGGTGTGTAGCGATAGCCCATATAATCCTGCTCAAAAAAGCGCTGCTTGTAACCTGTCAGTGTGCGGCCCAGACGCTGCCCGTAATCGATCAGATACATCTGCGGCCAAAGGTCTAAAAGCCCGTTTGGCGACGGCGTGCCAGTCAACAGGATCATACGTTCAATCGCTGGCAACATTTTCTTGAGGGCTTTGAACCGCTTGCTTGACGAGTTCTTAAACGAAGAACTCTCATCAATGACCACCGTGTCAAATTCCCACCGCTTGCCATAATTTTCAACCAACCACATGATGTTTTCGCGGTTGATAACGTACACGTCCGCATCGAGACTCAGCGCGGCCCTACGGGCCTTCTCCGGCCCGGTGCATACCGACACCCTCAAATGCTCTAAATGCCGCCACGCGCGCGCCTCCTGCGCCCACACGCTATTCGCAACACGCAGGGGCGCGATGACCAGCACCTTGCTTGCCACCATAGCCCCCAGCATGTCGCTGATGGCTGTGAGGGTAGTGACCGTTTTGCCGAGACCTAGCCCAAGAAAAAGCGCGCAGCGTTCTTTTCTTAAAACAAATTCAACGGCTTTTTCTTGATATTTATGAAGATTTTTTCGATTTAGCACGCAACGCCTCCACCATTTCTTTTCTGTGAACAGCGATATGCTCACTCCGCGTCATGAGCTGCAAATTGTCAGGGTGGTTATTTCTTTTGTTTCCATCTACGTGATGAACAATATCATCTGGCCCAAGAACCCTGCCGTACTTTTGTTCAGCAACCAATCTGTGTTCGTGCTGGCCACGCACCTTCCTATAATGAGTGCTTGTCAAATCACCTCTTTCTCTTTGTGTTGAACCATCATTCATTTTGGCTCGGCGGCGCTGTTCGTCATTCGTAAAAAACCGAGTGTGGTGCCCTTTGGCGTAGCGACCTTTTGTTTTCTTTCCGCAGCCGCACTCGCAGTCTTTGTAGGGTTGCTTATGCCACCATGATTTATAATGTTTTTTGCATCTTCCCGTCGAATGAACAGGTTCCCCGCAATCTACGCAATCGCCCAAATCGGCCATATGCAAACCCCCAAAATAGATGTTTACCAACCCCATATCGACAAGGGGTTGGTCTGTCAAGATCACCCCTCGAAAGCACGGGCTGCCTCCATGCTGTCGATCACGCGCACATCACACCCCAGCGCCCGGCGACGCTCATGGTCGCGCGCCTGAAGGTCTGTCGGTTTCTTGCCGGGGGCCTTCAACTCAACAAAGATCACCCGACCCCCTGGGAGCGTTACGATCCGGTCTGGCACGGCGCGTCGCGTCGGGCTGACAAACTTCTCAGCCATGCCACCCAGTTCCTTTACGCGCTGCACCAGCGCCCGTTCAATGTCCTTCTCAAGCATCAATGCCAATCCCCAATTGTTTGAACACCATCCGAGCCATCCCAACATAACGCTCCACGTCTACGTCATTTGGAAACTGATCGGGCAGATCGAGGCAGGGTCTTGCCCCATCGGACTGCGGTACCTTGTTGCTGTTCTTAGCGTAATTGATCGTTTCGTCAGGAGCGACTTCGGTGCTGTAGTAAAACCGCACGACCTTCCCCAAGGGTTCGTCGCGCCATACCGCCCCACCGGTCACCTTGCGGAGCATGACGAACCGGCCAATATCCTTGCATGAGCGTATCACGTCACGATAATCGCTTTGTCCGCTGAGGTGCTTGGCCACGGCCTCTGAGACAATCGGGAACTGCGGATTTTTCATCAACCCAGGTTCCGAAAACACGCCCTTGGCCTTGTAAGACCCATCGCCCTTTACAGCGATGTAGTTATTAACGTCGCGGCTGTGCAGCGACGTGTAATCGCTGCGCTCAAGTTCATACGACGTATCCACCTGCCACCAAAACACCACATCCGCTATGCTGTCTTCCAGCGCCTTTGAGGCAAACACCACAATACCGTCCGTATTTGCGCTGACTACCGACGCGCCGATTGCCTCAAGCCGTTCAATCAGCATCAGTAGGGCCAACTGCCCCGTGATTGTGGTCTGGATCAAAAGATTAGGGGCGTAAAGAGTTGAATACTTGCTGCCAAGCTTACCGAACGACCCGTTGACGACGATCTTTAAGGTGTCAGCCGTTACCTTGTCGCCCGCGTGCTTTGCTGCGAGGCGGCGTTCCACGATACTCTTGTATATGTCCGTGAAGTCGTCGCCCATGTTATCGGGGGCGATCTTCTGTTGCAGGATGATGCTGGGATAATATGACGCCACGTCGAAGTCCGCCAAGATGTGATCCTGACCAGCGTAGACGCTCCGGCCCTTTTCGCATGAGTGCAGACCACCTATCCCCATCTGATACTCGCTCTGGCCGATCTTGATGCGGGTATCCTTCAGCCAGTCGGGCAGTTTGATTGACCCGTTAGCAGACAGTTCAAAGCCCTCGGCCATGATGCGCTTCAGAATGTCTGTAAGATGATCGCTTTCAAAGCTGATGATCTTCGGATCAAGGTAACGAAACCTCGCGTCGTCTCTCAGCCGCTGGGGCCGCAGCGTCTTACCGCTGACCCCTTCAATTTCACTCTTCAGCACAGTCTCAGCGATCTGCGCGTCCGACTTCGACCGCAGATCAACAGAATACTGCTGACCCATATCAACCCGCAGCGCGATCTGCTTGCCCATCATCTGGTACAGTTCAGCAGTCACACGCACATCGTTGATGCAGTATTGTTTCAGCAGATCGCGCTGGTCAGGGCTAATCATCGCGCTTGGCTCGATTGGCAGGTCTTGCAGCTTGGGGTATCCGATCCGCCCGGCGTAGACCTTAAGGCCCGCCCGCCCTGGCAAGACTTCAATGATGTCAATGTGGTCCCAAGCATCCGGCACATTGACACCAAGGTCTTGCAACACTCGCCAGCTTGGCAGGTTGCTTGTGATGATGGCATCACTGACCTTTTTCAACTCATCGCAGGATCGGTTTTCAAGCGCCGCAGCGATCATCGGCAGGTCATATTGACTTGAATTAAAGCCGACTGTCGTGTGCGACCGCATCAAATGCGCGATCTTTGACACGTTTAGCGGCTTACCTTCGTGCATTTGGAACGAGCCGACTTTGCCAGTGTCGAGGTCCATAAAGCAGACCAAGAAAAAATTTGAGTAACATTCAACATCTAGGATCAGTGCCATGAGGGGTGGCCTCCATGTTTGGCATTAGTAATGCGGCGGGGCGGCCTTCGGTGATACGTTGCCCGGCAGCCCCGCCTGAGACTTACATGAAGTCTTCTTCATCAACCTCGAACATGTCGAAGTCGTCATCAGACGCAACCGCCCCATCCGAGAACGGCTCGCCATCCTTGTAAAACTGCACACCCAACAGGTTAGCGTTGATGCGCTTGCCCCACTGGTTATTCTGCGCCCACAGCTCGATCACCGCGTTAACGTAGCACCCCGCGTATAGGCGGTTGTCGTCTTCGGTCAGTTGCGACTTGTCGCGGTCAATGACCTTCGGGCGCTTGTTGTTCGATGCCTTAATCGACATCTTCCCGGCGTAGCCGTCATAATCGATATCGTCCCCATCCTTGAGGCAAATCTTATCCTCTTTCAGCTTCGCGCCCTTGAGGTTGTCCCTCACCATCCGGTCAATCGCCGCCTCAATCTCCGAAACCTTGTCGGCATGCTCTTCCTTGTCGAGCAGGAACGTCGCTTCATACTTGGTTTCTTCACCTGAAAATACCGCCTTGCGGAACAGGCTCGGGAACGAAAGCCGGACGTTATGCAGTTTGATTTTAGCCATGGTTCTATCCTTCTAGCTTTGTTTGTGCGCCGAACTGGCGCGTCACTCGTCAATCACGTCGAAGTCGTCATCGGCCAAGTTGACCGCTGGTCGCTTGTCACTTTCCGGGGCCAGTGTCGGTGCCCCGCTCGGCTTGGTAATCAGATCGGCAATGTCTTCCTTGCGCACCTTGCCAAGCACCTTTTCCGCTTGGCTCGGGCTGATCAGCTTAACGGCGAAGGCCTTATCTTGACCAACCAGATCAACCAAGACCGCCTCGGCAGCTTTTTCATTGCTCCAGCGCCGTTGCGACCGACCCTCCACCAGCTTGTAACCGGGAAACCCGTCTCCGCCTTCCAGGCGCTCTTTGACCACCGTCTCAACAGCCGACAACCAACCCTCAATCAGCCCCTTAGCGTCCAGCGCCTTGCGCAGCGCGGCATCACTCAGCGTGTTAGCCTTGGGCACGCCGTCAAGGTCGTCGAAATTGGCCATGATGACGGCTTCTGTGTAGTCCATCAGCGCCGCGCAGGTTGCCTTGGCTTTGCAAAACCTGCACTGCTTTTCACCCGGCACGCGCTCGGCGTCGGGGTCTTGCGTCGCTTCGGCCCGCTGGCTTACCCATTCGGCCCAGCGCAACAGACGTTCAACGCTGATCTCCCATTCGCTGATATGGTCTAGGCGCGGTTGGATGATGCTGATGCGCACCACACCAATGGTATGCTCTTGTGAGTACTTGGCGTAAGCACCAAGCGCGTACAGCATGCCCTGTGGGTTTTCTTCAGCATCGACCCGCACACCCATCCCAAACTTAAGATCACAGACGTGCAGCACGTTGTCGGTCACAATAACAGCGTCAGCGGTGCCGAACCCGCCTTCAACCCAATCGCTATAATCGACACGCTGTTCAATCGCGTACACGTCACAGTCAGCAATCAGCCTGTTTACATACTCGACGTACATCGAGACGTGGCCACCCATCTCGGTGTCGTCCACGACGTGCGACAGGTACTCCTCCGACTTAATCTGCGCGTAGCGCGGCCAGTCGTCAAAATCAACGTGCTCAGGGTAGTTATGGGCAATGGCCAAACACTGTTCAGCCATCTCATGGGCGCGTGTGCCCTCTTCTGCAAAGGATGACGTTTTATCCGCCAGTCCGTCTTCTGCGGCAACCGATCCGGCACAGACCAGCCACCTATGCGCGTTGCTGGCACCCAATTTTGCGTGCGCGGTCATTAGCCTTGCTCCGCTTCAAGCGCCGCCTTGATTTCGGCGTAATGTTTAGCGTCAATCGCTCCGATCCGCTTGGCACCATATTTGGCAAGCACGTCCTTGATGACCTTGGGGCCTTTTTCACGAGAAATACTTAGCGCCAGCGCGTGCAACTCTTCGGCAGTCACCACATCTTTTGTGGGTTCGACAGGCTCTTCGATAGCCTCTTCGACAGCCTCTTCAACAGGCTCTTCAACAGGCTCTTCGACACCCTCTTCAACAGGCTCTTCGACTGTGGGTGTCTGTGCGCCAGCAAGCTGGGCCGTCAGGGCCTCGACGGCGTAACGCAGTTTCATGATTTCTTCTTCTAGCATTGTAACCTTCCTTTTTGTCTTGCCGACCAGCGCTATCATGTGGCACGTTCTGCGTCAATACGCAACGAAAGGTTACAGTTATGATGCGATCCAGCGAACTGGCTGTCGCGCTCGGGGTATCAAAGAACACTGTTCTGCGCCTAGCCAACGAGGGCCACATCCCCGCTACCAAGCTGCCCAGCGGGCATTACAGGTTTGATTTTAACGATGTCGTCGCCGCGCTGCGGGCGTCGAACGACGGAGGCAGCGATGATGCTTAAATTCACCTATTGCAGAAATTTTGCCCATGCGGAGACCCGAGAGGCTTCGTGGGACAAGTTCGCAGCCGCGTGCATGAAGTCCACCGGTTACGCATCCAAGGAAGAGAGCATCAAACGCGCGGCTATCATCGGCGGCTTGCGCAAGGACGAGACCACCGGTCGGGCCGAGAACATACACCTGCGCACTATCGCCATGCTGGATTACGACGATCTGGACGAGGGTGTTACGCTTGAAGACATTGAGTTTGCCTTGCAGATCGGCCTGCCTGACGTGGGCTTTGTGGCTTACTCGACTTTCCGCCACACCCCCGAGGCACCGCGCTTTCGTGTGGCCGTCCCGCTCTCCAGACCCGTCACCGGGTCCGAATACGGCCCCATCGTTGACGCGATTCGAGACGCCATTGATCTGGGCGACCCCGACGATTGTTCATACACTATGAACCAGATCATGTTCTTGCCCAGTCACCGCCACGGCGTCGATCCTTGGTCGCTGCGCCAAGACGGTGCCGCTTGGGCGGTCCCCGATCAGGTTCAGGGCGGCATAGTCTACGCCGACGCGCTGGGCGATGAAGATGGGCTTGATGATCTGGCCATCGCTGTCGCCAGCGAGCCGCTCGACATCAGCGATGACCAAGTGGCGATCCTGCTGGAGAGTTACCCGGCAGAGGGGCTTGATTATGACGATTGGCTGCGCGTCGGCATGGCGCTCTACCATCAGACCGAGGGCCGGGGCTTCGACCAATGGGTTTCATGGTCCGAGAAGTCCAGCAAGCACGACGCCCGCCAGATGAGGGTCAAGTGGAAGTCCTTTGGCGGCCACGCCTCGCCTGTGACGATGGCCACGCTGATCAAGGCCGTCGGTGGCCTCAAGGGGGAGGCCGTCCAGCGCGGCGCGCAGGCCGTCGCACAGACGCTGGAAGACGAGGCCGCGTCGGTCTGTGACCGCGACAGCTACAACGCTTTCAAGCGCCGCGTGCAGGGCCTCAATGACGTGCAGATGCCCCCGGACATCAGGTCGATGCTCGCCAAGATCGTGCACGAGGTTTACGCCAATGACGCGAAGATGGGTCTGCGCGAGGTCAAGGCCGCCTTCAAGCCCGTGGTCCGCCGCGCCACCCGCGACCCCGACCACAACGTTGAAGTCCCCGACTGGCTGGTTGGCTGGGTTTACGCCGAGGCCGATTGCCTCTTCGTGAACACCAACGTGTCCGACTACGCAATCAAGAAAGAGGCCTTCCGCGCCAAGTTTGACCGCATGCCCGAGTGCGCCGCCATGGAGATGGACGCAGCCACCTACGCCCTGACCTATGTCCAGATCCCCACAGTCGTGCGCACCATGTACTGGCCCGGTCAGCCCGAGACCTTTGAGACCGAGGGCAAGCAGTACGTCAACAGTTACCACGACAGCGGCATTGACCCCTGCGAGACGCTCCAGGGCGACGACGACGGCCAGTCGGTGGTTGATCTCTTCCTTCAGCACGTCCGCAACACTATCGACGACCCGCGTGAACAGGGGCTGCTGCTGGACTTCATGTCTTACGTCTATCGCCGCCCCGAGAACCGCGTCCGCTGGGGCCTGTTGCTCTGGGGGATCGAGGGCAACGGCAAGACGTATTTTTATCACCTCATGCAGCTTCTGCTTGGCCGTAACGCCCGCACAGTGACGACTTCCATGATCGAGAGGCCTTTCAACGATTGGGCAGTAGGCTCCAGGCTGATTGGTATTGAGGAGATCAGGATCAGCGGCACCAACAAGTGGCGCATTCTTGATCAGCTTAAGCCGATGATCTCGAACAGCACCATCGCAGTCGAGCCAAAGGGCGGCACCTCGTATCACGCCCCAAACTTCGCGTCGTACCTCATGACGACCAATCACCAAGACGCGGTCCCAATGTCAGACAATGACAGGCGGTATTGCGTCATCTTCACCAGGCAGCGCCGCCAAGACGACTTGTTCGACCAGCACGGGGGGCCAGACGGGGTGGCAGCGTACTTTGACAGGCTGTTCACAGAGACAGAGAGGCGCGTGGACGCCATCGGGCGGTATTTGATGGAACGTCGCCTGTCAGATGAGTTCAAGCCCCACGGGCGCGCCCCGAAGACGAAAGGTGTCGACGAGATGCGGGCGGCCAATATGAGCGATGATCGTATCATGGTGGAGGAGGCCATCGAGGATTACCGGTGCGCGATTGTCGGTAGTGATGTGCTCGATGTGACTTACTTGAACAACGCGGTTTGTATTGACGGGAAAGAGATGCCGAAGACGCGGGCACTGGCAAACGTGTTGCGCGATATGGGGTATTCGCAGGTTGATGGGCGGCGCGTGAAGGTGGGTCAGACCAAGCATTATGTCTGGTATCAATTGGGCCCTAATATGGACTCGGAAAGGGCCAAGCAGAGGGTGCGTGACTGGTTTGAGAAAGTTGACGATGACAACGATGTGCCGTTCTGACTGAGCCACGGGGCGCGATGCGGGGCTGGGGGACCAATGAGGGGCGCAATCGAAAAACATTGCGCCCCCACTTTTTTCCCTTATTTTCTTATTATTTTCTTTTCTTGGGGATCAAAGGATCAATAACAGAGTAAGTTTAAGACTGAGAGAGTTGAGTTTTAAAAAAGGGGGTAGGTAGGGGATTTTCAAATAAAGTCAGTTTGTACAGTAGCGAGTTGAAACATATTGGGTTTGCGCCCCCAGCCCCGTGGCGGTCAGGCGGCGAGGCTTTGGTTGGGGCGGTGTGCGATGGGATGGGGAGGGGGTGGGGATTGGTGTTGTGGAACGGTGATTTTTTTGGCTTTGTATTGACATGGATGAAACAAGGAGATGACTGTGAGAGAAGGTTACACGCCGATTGAAAAGGCGCATCGCGTGGCGGCAAAAATCGTCAGGGGAACAGCGCCGAAGGTCATCGAACTTCTGGGTGAAGATCGATATCGGGAACTCATGTTGAAAGACGCCATCGAGATGGAAAAGCGGCACGCGCGGGTCAGGGGCGAAATGCAGAAGAAGTCGGGCGTGGTATACGCAGATGGCACACTGGCCGAAAAGAACGATCTGATCGTCACCGCAATGGCGGACTGCGGTGAGCGCATGACAGTCGCGCGGATCACAAAGGTAACCAAACTGTCAGAAACGTCGGTGCGTAACGGCCTCAAGAGGTTGATCGAGGGTGGCGTCGTCTCAAAGTCTCTCAGCGTCCAGAAGTCGGTTACAAGGCCCTTGACGCACTATGTGCTGAGACCAGACTACGGTGACGGGATTATGGACCTGGACAAGCGGTTTCTCGACGCCATGCACAAAGAATCAACGTCAGGGCAAATAGCGGAACTAATAGGCTTACCCGTGGCAAACGTATCCGCGCGCCTGGCGTACATGTATCGGTGTGGGGCAGTGGCAAAGCGTGTGACAACGAGGCAAGAGACTGGCGTGCAGTTGGTGCTGTGGAAACGAAAGGGATAAGGCAATGTCCAAAATCGGAGACATGAAGATCGCCAAGCTGGAACAGATCGGAGAGGATACAATCTTCGACCGGATCGCCAATGGCGAAAGCGTCAACAGCCTGTGCCGTGAATACGAAGTAGGCTTGCGTATCTTCTACAGGTTCCTGCGCAAAGCAGACGGACGGGCAGATCGATATCAAGACGCACTCAAGCTAGCAGGTCATGCCTACGCTGCGCGAGCCGTGGAAACGGCGCAGGGCGTGGATGATCCTGCTTTGGTGAACATGGCTAGGCTCAAGGTCGATACTGATAAGTGGATGGCCGGTAAACTCAATCAGGATTACGATGTACGCCAGCGCGAAACGACAGTGACGTTGAGGATTGAAGACCTGCATGCGCAGGTGGCCGAACTGGTTGGTGACGAGGTGGTGGGTGCTGTGCTTGAAGGTGATTACGAGGAGCTTGAGGCGTGGGAGGAAGGCGAGGAATAGGGCGAAATCACACACCGGCAGCGGTCGGGGATGTGGGCGCGCGCGATATTGCAATTGCGAATCATTCGCAACTAGGATGTAAGCGCTTACATTGCTGCTCAGATTGCACATTCTCGACATTCTGCGCCGCAGAAAACGCTAAGTGTTTGAAAACAAACAAAATCACATTTAACATAATACGGATTATAGGCCATATTGCGTTAAATGGTCAGTCTTCGCCTCGATCTCGACGCCTGACCGCTGGTAACGCTGGCGCAAAAAGCCCCCCCTGCGATCCCGGCGGCGGGGCCTTTGCCCAGGCGGATGACACAGATCGAATTACCCTTACCCCCGAAAAAAAAAAATTTACCAGCAGTAACCTTGGCTGTAGAGCCGCATGTTGTATCGTGCGAGGCTATGAAAAGAAGCGCATTGGGGGTTTTGACCTATGAGCTGCGACACCATCGACCGGATGCAGGCCACCATCGACTTCAACGGAGGACATTGAATTGCTCAACAGCCAAATCACACCGCCTGAACGGGACAGCATTGAAGACCTGTGCAAGCCGCTGTCTGGCAAGGTCATGCCGAAGTCCACGCTCTACAGCCGGGACCACACGCCGCGCAGCAACGCGCAGGCCCTGGGGAAGCTGCGAGCAACCCAAGGGCGAATTGATCATGCCAGGAAGCACAAGGAGGGTTTTGACTTATGAGTGACCAGCAACAGGCCAATCCGTTTCTCAAGTTAGCTGACCGCTACGGGCGTGGTGGGAATGCGCCTGTGTTGTTTGCGCAAGAGGTGTTGGGTGTTAATCCTGATCCTTGGCAGGTGGAGTTTTTGCAGACTGTGGCTGACCCGAAGTTGCGGCGTGTCAGTGTGCGATCGGGGCACGGTGTGGGGAAAGGTAAATGTGTTGATGAGGATTGCCTAATTCCGTGTCAGGTGGCATTGTCTCCGGATGGTCATTTGGAGGCGACGGGCATGAAAGTGGTGAGGTGGGGTGACATCAAAATCGGTGATTACGTGTTCGGGGCTGACGGTGTTCCGACGCGGGTGATTGCAACGAATCACTATAGGCGAGAGCATTACCGGGTGACGTTTGACGATCGGTCGAGTGTTGTCGTGTCTGGTGAGCATGAATGGCTTGTGAAGGGTAGGCAAGACCGTCGGAAGGGTTTGGGCTGGCGGCTTATGGAGACGCAGGGGCTTATTGCGGCGGGTGTAAAGCGCTCGAATGGGGCGAACATGGCTCGGCAGTGGGAGATACCGATTCAGGGGGCGGTGCGGTTTGCTCATGTGGAGGGTTTGCCGCTTGATCCGTATGTGATGGGTGTTTGGCTCGGTGATGGTAGTCGGGGTGTGATTGCCAAAGACAGCCCTGCCGTGCGCGAAAAACTGGCTGCGCGGCATCATGGTGGGGTGACGGCTAGATCGAACGGGAGATCGGTTGGCATCACAAAGGTGAACTGGGAGTCTGATCCGGTTTTTGCGTGCCGCAGTTGGGAGAAATACATTCCTGACGCTTACAAGTATGCCGGCGTTGCGCAGCGTCGGGCACTGTTTGAAGGCTTGATGGATGGGGATGGAGAGGTTCAGGCGAGCGGTTCTTGTGGTTATTCCAGTTCGAGTGAGCGGTTGCTGGATGATGTCGTTTGGTTGGCTCGCTCGCTGGGTTACAAGGCGATGAAGCAGGAGGCGGTTAAGCAACCTCGATACCGCGATGGGGATGGGAACTTGCGGAATGGGCGTCTGGCATATCGTGCCACGATACAGGTGCCGGACAATCCGTTTACGCATGAGGAGCGGCGCGCGGCGTTCAAGCCTGCCAGTGAAGAACGGTATTTGAAGCGTTGGATTGATAGCATTGAGCCGGTTGGCTTGCTGGACGGCATGTGCATCACGGTTGAGGCGAAAGACAGCCTGTATCTGACGGATGATTTCCATGTGACGCATAACAGCAGCGCGGTTGCGATGGCGTCTCTGTGGCATTTGATCTGGCGGGTACCTGGTAAGGTGGTGATGACTGCCCCGACGAGTGCTCAGTTGTTTGACGCGTTGTTTTCTGAGGTCAAGCGGATGGCCAAGCAGATGAAAGAGCCGTTTGCGTCTTTGATCGAGGTAAAGGCTGATCGCATTGAGTTGAAGAGCCGTGCGGCGGATGCGTTTATCAGTTGCCGAACGAGCCGAGCGGAACAGCCAGAGGCCTTGGCGGGGGTACACAGTCCGCATGTGTTGCTGATTGCGGACGAGGCGAGCGGTGTGCCGGAAGCTGTGTTTGAGAGTGCTGCGGGATCGATGTCTGGTCATAGTGCGACGACGATCCTGACGGGGAACCCGACGCGGAATACGGGTCTGTTTTACGATACGCACCATCGTTTGCGGGGCGATTGGTACACGATGCATGTGAGTTGCATTGATAGCCCGAGGGTCAGTGATGACTTTGTGGCTGAGATGAAGCTGCGCTATGGGGAGGATAGCCCGGCGTATCATGTGCGCGTGCTGGGGAACTTCCCGCCTGCGGAAGATGATACGGTGATTCCGGTCGATCTGATCGAGCATGCTATGCACAACGAGGTGCGGATTGACGATAACACGACGGCGATCTGGGGGCTGGACGTGGCGCGTCACGGGAATGACAGTTCGGTGCTGTGCAAGCGCCAGGGGCCGGTGGTGCATCCGCTGCGGGTGTGGGGGAATTTGGACCTGATGCAGCTTACGGGCGCGGTGAAGGTGGAGTATGACACGTCACCGCCGCATCTGAGGCCTGCGGAGATCATCGTGGACAGCATTGGGCTGGGTGCGGGGGTGTTGGACCGTCTGAGGGAGTTGGGGCTGCCTGCGAGGGGTCTGAACGTCTCTGAGAGGGCTGCGAGCAACGCGACTTACATCAACACGCGAGCGGAACTGTGGTTCAAGGCGAAGGAATGGCTGGAGAACCGGGACGTGAGTTTGCCGAGGGACGAGCAATTGTTCGCGGAACTGGCCTCGCCCCGGTATTCGTTCACGTCTACGGGAAAAATTCAGGTTGAAAGCAAGGAAAGCATCAAAAAGCGTGGCCTGAAGTCACCTGACCGAGCCGATGCGGTGTGTCTGTGCCTGGCGACAGATCACACGACGATGGCTTACGGGACGAGTTTCACGGGTGGCTGGAAGCGGTCCTTGAGGCGAAACATTCGAGGAATCGTTTGACAGGGTGGGGATGCCGTGCAAGGGTGTCTGTGCTCGGTGACGTTGGGAAGTTTCGTCATTTAGTTTCCTCTCTGTTGGTGGGGCAACCTGCCCAACTTGCCCCGCACTTCGGTGCGGGGTTTCTTTATTTCTGGCTCAATGTTATGTTTGTGCAAGAAAATGGGGTGATTTATGCCGTTAAAACGTGGCTCAAGTCGCAAAACTGTAAGCAGCAACGTGTCGAAGCTGCGGCGTGAGGGGTATCCGCAGCGCCAAGCGGTTGCGATTGCCATGTCGAAGGCTGGAAAGGCGCGCCCTGCGCGCAGGAAAAGGGAACGCTGATGCCAGAGAAACAGTCGAGTTACAGCCCGACGCCCACGCAGGCGACACAGGGGCCACGGGGGCCAGGTGGCGGGGGTGGCGAGCCGAAGAGCATGGCTGGCGCGCCGGGTGTTCAGAACATGATGGGTGGGCTGTTCGGCGGGCTGCTGGGTGGCAGTCGGCAGGGCAACGTGACACCTACCTCGGTCAAGGCGTTCATGCCGTCGGGTGGCGGTGGTCTGCTGGGTGGTCTGCTGGGTGCGGCGCGCTACACAAGCATTCGTGACATGTTCAACGGCGGTGGGCCGGGCCGGGCTGGGGAGCGGTTTTACGGAGGTGGGATGCTCTCGGCGGGCCTGAATCGCGCTGGTGTGCGGCCTGCGGGATATCAGGGGCTGATGGCTGCGATGGCCTCACAGGCTGCCCAGAAGGCCGCACAGCCGGGTTACACGCCCAGTGGCTATGGGGCACCCCCGACAGGTGGTCTCGGCGCTCCAGCGGGCACTCCTGCGCCGTCTGGTGGTCTTGGGGGACCGACGGGCGGTCTTGTTGCCGACATCGGTGCGCCTCTTCTGGGTTCTGGCATGACGCCAGCCAACGCCTACGCGACGGCTCCCGTTGCTCCGATGACTTACGGGTCGCCCATGCCGACTGGCATGTTTAGCACCCCCACGCAGCCGTTCACGAACACGACGCTTCCGACAACTGGCGCTGTGCCCGGTGCGTATCCGACAACCAGTCGCTATGTCAGCCCCGAAGTCTCGCGCAGTCAAAGCGCCTATCAAGCTATGCTGCAGCAACTTTTCGTTGGTTCCGGGGCTACCCCAGCCCCCGCAACTCCGACTGGCCAAACCGCTGTCCAGCAGTCTCAGGCTGGTTACGCTGATATGCTGTCGCGGCTTGAAGCTCGGCAGCGCGCAGAGGCGCAGCAAAGAGCGCAGCGAATTTACGAAGGCATGATGGTGGCCCCCTGATGGACCCGACGCTGTTTGAACTCGCCCCGCAGGAGTTTGAGGGCGTTATTGCGGAGCTTGGCC